CAAGCGATTGTCTGGCAATAAATAAAAATTATAATTTTGATATAAATATTAAAAAGGGATTATTTTCTGTTTCCGGCTCAGCCACGATAAATTCTGTTTACGACTCAGCCACGATAAAAAATGTTTTCGGCTCAGCCACGATAAAAATTGTTTACGGCTCAGCCACGATAAATTCTGTTTACGACTCAGCCACGATAAATTCTGTTTACGGCTCAGCCACGATAAAAAATGTTTACGGCTCAGCCACGATAAATTTTGTTTCCGACTCAGCCACGATAAATTTTGTTTACGACTCAGCCACGATAAAAAATGTTTACGGCTCAGCCACGATAAATTTTGTTTCCGACTCAGCCACGATAAAAAATGTTTACGGCTCAGCCACGATAAATTTTGTTTCCGACTCAGCCACGATAAATTCTGTTTACGGCTCAGCCACGATAAAAAATGTTTACGGCTCAGCCACGATAAATTTTGTTTCCGACTCAGCCACGATAAATTCTGTTTACGGCTCAGCCACGATAAAAAATGTTTACGGCTCAGCCACGATAAATTTTGTTTCCGACTCAGCCACGATAAATTCTGTTTACGGCTCAGCCACGATAAAAAATGTTTACGGCTCAGCCACGATAAAAAATGTTTTCGGCTCAGCCACGATAAATTCTGTTTACGACTCAGCCACGATAAAAAATGTTTACGGCTCAGCCACGATAAAAAATGTTTACGGCTCAGCCACGATAAATTCTGTTTCCGACTCAGCCACGATAAATTCTGTTTACGACTCAGCCACGATAAAAAATGTTTACGGCTCAGCCACGATAAATTTTGTTTCCGAATCAGCCACGATAAAAAATGTTTACGACTCAGCCACGATAAAAAATGTTTACGGCTCAGCCACGATAAAAAATGTTTCCGACTCAGCCACGATAAATTTTGTTTCCGACTCAGCCACGATAAATTTTGTTTCCGACTCAGCCACGATAAAAAATGTTTACGACTCAGCCACGATAAATTTTGTTTCCGACTCAGCCACGATAAATGTTCATTCAAAAAACGTAAAGATTAAAAAAGCAGAAGGCATATCGGTAATAATTTTAAACGATTGTTGTGTTAAAATTAAAAAAACAGAAAATGTCAACATTATAAAAAGGAAATCAAAAAATATTAAAGATATTAACTTGAATCGATGGATAGAATTAAATAATGCAAAAACTACAGGTAAATATGTTTTATTGTTTAAAAGGGTTTCTAGTGATTTTAAAACACAAGAAAAAACTGAAAATGAGACGCTGTGGACTATAGGAAAAAAAATAATTATAGAAAATTATAAACCTACAAAAAGAGAGTGCGGTGAGGGAAAATATCATGCATGTGCAAAACCAGCCGATTGCGATTTGTTTAGGTCAATATATGGAGATAAATATATTGCTATAAAAGTTTTGAAATCAGATTGTTATGTTTGGCCAAGAAATCCACAATATCCGATGAAAATAGGATTCAGAGCAGCAACTGTTTTGTGTGAGTGTGATAAAAACGGAAATAGTATTAAAACAAAGGAGTAGTTGTGTTGATAAAAACAACAGAACAATGTCTATTTTTAATTTAAACACACTTTAACCAGTCAAAGTATGTTTTAAATTAAAATTGATTGTAGAGGCTTGTAGATAGGTTTAAGAGAAAGGTTTTTTTATGGATAAGGCAGAAAAAGCAGAACGAATTCGATTGCAAGCGGAAGATTTACAGCGGGCGACTATAGAAGATTTTAAAATATTAACTAAGGAATAGAATTATGAATATTAAAAATTATGTATTGATAAATTTTAAATCGTTTAGAAATATTTGCGGATATGCTGGAGATGAATGGGAATGTTATAATGGCCTGCAAAATTTTAAAAAATGTAAACTTGAGCTGTGCCCTGAGTGGAAAAATTTGAAACGTAGGGAAGAAAAGCTTAAAATAAATAGCCTTGCTCACAGGGTTGATTTAAATAAACTTAGGATTGCTATGAGAGATTTTTCGATTGAGAATGTTCCCAGAGCAACCCCGGAAGATTTCAAAAAGCTAAAAGCCGTAAAGGCGAAAATAGAACGGTTTAATCAGGAAAACAAAAAGATAATGAAAAAATATAACTTTAAGGAAGGAGTACCTAATAATGAGTAAAACAGTAAGGACGATTATAGTTGATTATCTAAAAAGTATTGGTGCAGATGGATTGGTAAGTCCTGGTTTGTGTGGCTGTGGTATTGATGATGTAGGGGGATGTGATGATATAGGGGTATGTGATTATATAAACCTAGATGAGTGCGTACCAGCAAAAAAAATATTATGTAGAAAATGTGAAATAAAAAAGACTTGTATAAGGGCTAATTTTTCCCATGAAAAAAGTTGCTTTATTGAAATTAAATGTAAAAAACATAAAAGTTTAAGGAGAAAATAATATGGATATTCGAATACAACTAAATAAAACACAGCAAAAAACAATAGATAGAGCTATAAAATTGCTGGAGCCTTACGCTCAGAACGAACAAACAAAAATCTCGTATTCTACGTATTATTTTAAAATCAAGGATGAAGGTGTTTTAGATACTGATTGCTGCGACGATAAAAAATGTATTAAAAAAACGCTTAAAAATATTAGAGAAGAATATGGTAAATACACCAGAGTAGAAACGATTTGTTACACCAATGACGGGGATCATGATAAAATTGAACGGTGTAATATTTGTGGGAGGCCATTAAATGAATTTTTAACCTGGATAGATGATGAATTTAAACATCACAAAGAAAACTCTATTACAAAAAAAGACCTGATAGATCCAGCAACGGCCTTTGAAGTAAAAAGCATGTTAGATGCCATGCCGAGTTGTGATTATGAAATTAGCGGATACACAAAACATCAATACTCTTTAGGTAATCTTTTGCCATTGATGGAAGAAAAAAGAAACCAAAAAAAATTTGTGGCGGCTGTTGTTGATTATGCAAAACTTATAATAAAAGAATTAAAATAACTGTTGACAATGTTAATTGAATTATATATTTTAATAGAAACAGTGGCGTACTTTGGATAGTTGTACAAAAAATTTGTTGAACCATATTGGAGGCTTTTATGCTTGATGACGATATAAAGATTGTCGATAACCTGGTAAGTAATATTTCTTACGAAAATGAGCGCGATTCGTGGCACGAGGCAGAATGTGCCGCAGACACTAAGGCGGATAGCAACAAAAAAGAAAAACCATGCAAACACGAACCTGGATGTTTAAATTATATGGGTACTGATTATATATGTAAAAAATGCGGATTAGATTGTGGAATGAGTGAATCATGTTAAAAAGGAGCAATAAAAATGAGAACGATTAATTATTCAGTAAACAAAAAAGAATTTAATGACTCGTATTACATTACAACTGATTTGCCAAAAGAGGATTTTTATTATAGCATTATAGCAGCGGAGTGCGCGGAAGATTATTACGAAGAATTTTTTCCAGAAGAAGATATTGCAAATTTATTTCCAGCCGATTTTTATTTGTTTGAAGAAGATGGAACTTATATTGGATGCTATGAAATAAATTTTATAATGGAACCTAATTTTACAGCGAACAAAAAGGACATATTATGAAAAAATTTTCTGGATGTTCAAAACAAATTATTGCAGCAAAAAAAGATGATAATGGCTGGTTGCCCTTGGTAAGTATTAAAATAATATCTGCTGAACAATATTTTAAAAAAGACACCAGCAAAGACGCAAAAATTCCAATAACATCACATGAAGAATACATCTGTGATGAATTTGTAACAGATATTACTGGATTAACGGTATTGATAACAAATTTGCTGGATATAAAAAAGGAATTTGAGGAATCAATTGTAGAGATTACTCCAAAAGGAGAAAAACAATGAGAATAGGAATTAAGCCAGAAAATTATTGTTTTGACTTAGATTTTTCTAACGTACCAACATTGTTTGAGAGTGAAGAAATATTTTTAGGTGATTTGTTTGAGTATAAAGGAACTATTTATAGAGGCTGTATTCATTCAAAAGAACATAATTTTTTATTAGTTAAACAAATCAACATCAACTTGGAATCCGAAGAATCTGCGGCTGCATTTTTCTCAGAAGTAAATGACAACCGTATTAAATGTCCCGTTTGCGGAAATGAAGACCAAGATTCTTGGGAACGTGACAGTGAAGACGACAACTACGAGTGTGGTAATTGTGGTGCAATATTAGAGTATAGTTCAGAAACCATTAGAACTTTTTATATAGACGTTAAAGAAAAACCAGAAATAAAAAAAATAACTATTGACAATGTTAATTGTTAATAGTATTTTTAATAATAAACAGTGGCGTCCTTTGGACAGTTAGCGTCAATAAAAATTTTTGAAAGGAATATATTGTATGCAAACCATTAAAGTAATAGACCTCTGTGATTCAGCGAAGTTTGAAGCTGAAGTAAATTCGTGGTTATCAAAAGGGTACGTTATCAGTTCAACATCTTGTGGCTTTGTTCAGTCAGAAAAGTATGAGTTTTGTACTTCATATCAAGCAGTGTTGGTTTGCAATATTAAGGAATAAAATTTTTACACAACAAGACAATTTTACAATAAGGAGTTTTTTATGATTAATCTTGGTGACGAAGTTATTGATACTGTTAGTGGTTTCAAAGGTGTGGCCATTTCATCACACCATTATCTTAACGGATGTACCATAATTACTATACAGCCTAAAATTAGTAAGGATGGAAAGCTTCCTGAAGCCCAAGCATTCGACGAACCGCAGTTAAAGATTATCTCTAATAAAAAGTAAAGGAGTTTTTATGGTAACAGGTGCAGACGAAACAATGCAAGAAGCTTTAAAAGAGAAAATAAAATTGCTGCAAAATGAACTGAATCAAATGCGTGAAGAAAAGCAAGCGTTAAGGCAATTAATTTTTGACCACATGGATAAAACTATAACACCAGATATGAGCCAACATATAGTAGGGTTTAACGCAGCTCTAAAATTTATTTTAAATAACTATTGGGAAAAATAACGTGAGGAACTTAAAACAAAGGAGTTTGTTCAATGTCTCAAGAAATCTATATGAATGAAATGGATATCAGAAGAATTCAGGAGCTACAATGTTATCTCGAAAATCTCATATACTGGATCGCATATAAAATTTAAAATTGTTTATAAGCTGGAGGGCGGTCAACATGGCATAGAGAAAGGGTATTGCTGTCTTGGTATAATTCCAGCATGTGAAGGGAAATAAAATGACATATAAAACAATCGAAGAAAAGCCAGTGATTAAACATGCAAAGGATTAAACTATGAAAACAGTAATAATTAAAAGTGATGATGAAAGCTGCGAAATGGATATTGTAATCGCTATAGAAATAATTAGTACTTTTATACCATTAAAACCGGATTTTAGGCTGGATGAAGCGTGGCGTTTTCTTAAAAAATATGTTATGGATAAAAAATGTTCCTGCGGTAAATTGTACTGCGAAAATTGTGGTGGCAAACTTGTTGCTACATGCGTTAATAAAAAATGTGATTGGTCGCCATTAGTTTAACAAAACAATAAAATGAAAACAGTAACAATAAACGGAATCCAGTATACAAAAGAGCAGTTCGAGATTTTTGCACGGCTGGGAAGCTATGCGGCGGTTGGTAATTTACTTAAGTGCGGACGGGCACGGGCTAGAATTGCTATGATTAGTTTGGATGTAAAATTTAAAAAGGAGGTGTTAAAATCACAACAGGCAACTTCGCTGGAAAAGAAAAAATGTATAAATAAAGGCTGTGTATATTACAGAGGAAAACGTAAAAATCATTGTCTTAAAATACCAAAAGAACATAGTGTTGAAATTTGTGAGTGCCACAAAGACGATGATGGGTATTCTGTAATGAAACCTAAAGGAGAAATATCTTGGCCAATTGGAGGTGTAAAGTGAAACCATGTGACTGTAAAAATAAAGCCGACAAATTAAAACTTAGAGAGGTAGGGGTTAAGTATAGTGATTATTCGATGAAATTAGAGGGTGATTATGTTGTATTGAAAAGTGATAGGTATGATGAAAAAATAACTGTACCTATGAATAGATTTAAAATATTTGCCGAGTGGTATTTGGAAGACCAGGATGAAGAAGGATATAAAAAATTTTTAGATGAATTGCGAGGAATATGTGATAAATACTAAGAAGAAAAAGCATAAAGTCAGAGATATGATATTTGATAGAGAAGCATTTATAATGTGGCTAAAATTATACAGAAGTTTTTCTGAAATTGCAAGGCAGGTTGTATGTTCCAGGCAAAGAATCTGCCAAGTTGCTAAAGCTTTAGGTGTTAAACCGTTAAATAAATAGGAGTTGATATGGATATTTCATGTAAAACTTGTAAATTCGGAGGCAACAGTCAACAGTGTTATAGACATTCCCCGACTTGTGGTGAAAATGCTAAAGCTATTTTTCCAGGAGTCGTAAACAATTGGTCAACTTGGTGCGGAGATTACCAAAAATTTGAAAATGAATTGGATGATGATGTAAAAATGATTGAAAATTTTTTTTGTGAAGAAAATCCACCTGTAGAAATATTAGAGGCTTGGAAGAGATTAAAACAAAAATTATAAATAGTATTTTATCCATGTTTTTATGTATATTATTATATGTGTGTAATTAAAAAAATAAATGTGATTGTCGGAGGAGGGCTTTTGCTCGTTGAATTCGACTTTAGTTTAATAAAACTAAAGAATAATTAACGATTATGATGTCCAGCCATTCGTTGTGTTGGAAGGCATAAATTACACACTATTATATATTATGATAAAAATAGCAAAAGAATTAGAAAAACTTCCATTGGTAAGAATCGGTGACATTCAGGATTTACAGGGCAATCTCAAAGATTTATCAGAAATAAATTATAAAAAACTCCACGAACGTATTGAAAAATATGGGTTTAAATATCCTCTTTATATTTGGTTTGAAAATAAAATCCCGTACACCGTTGATGGGAAGCAGCGGCATAGAGTAATAGGCCGGGAATATGGGGATGATACTATGTTGCCTTATATCGAGGTTTACGCTAAAAATAAAAAAGAAGCCAAAAAAGAAATACTTGCAATATCCTCAGACTATGGAAATGTTACTAAAGAAGGTTTTGATGAATTCACAGGAGGATGGATAGATTCCGATTTTGAACAAATTAAAGATGAAACAACGTTTGAAAATTGGATTGATGTAGAAATAAAAGACGAGATTGAGTTTGATGATGTAAAAGAAGACAGTCAAAAACTTAAAGAATTTATAGAAGCAAGAAATATATCAAGAGAGCGCGGAAAAGATAAAAACGAGAACAATTTTTGGGTATGTTTAGTGTTCCAATCTTTTAAGCAAAAACAAGAATTTTTTGAAGCAATTGAAGATAAAAGTATTCCAAATTTGTATAAAATGTATGTAGATGGTGAGACTTTTTCACAAAAATTTGATATAAAAGTGTCAAAAAACACTCAAAAACCGCATAAAAATATCATTGAAGAAAAATTAAAAGAAATGGTATTAAATGATTAAAAAGATTGACTTTTATATGGTTAAATGGTATAATTAAGTATATGAAAGCATTAACTATAAAGCCATTTTGGGCAAATTTAATAATAAATGGTGTTAAAAAAATAGAGAACCGAAGCTGGGGGAAAAATGTACGTGGTGATATTTTAATACATCAAGGCGGTAAAGGCGGGGGTATTATTGGCATTGTTAATGTTGTAGATGTTGTTGATTATAAAACCGCATTAAAAATGTTCCCCGAACAAAAAGAATATATATCAGGTTCGTTATGTTGGGTATTAGAAAATCCTCGTAAAATAAAATTTATATCCTGCAAAGGAAAATTATCTTTGTGGAATTTTGATAAAAACTTTAAACTGGAGGTTTAAATGGCTAAAAAAAATACTGGTAAAGGATTTGCAAGAAATTCTGCCGGAAAAGCAAAAAGAGCCGCCGCATTTAAAAAAGGTGGAGGCGGTGGAGGCGGTGGAGGCGGATAATTGAAAAATTATTACGACTCTGATTTTATAGAAGACATATCTCATAAACTATGTGAAGAAATTGCAGAAATTTCAAAAGGGGTATGTCTTCTTGGTTTTTCGAGGGGAAAAGATTCTATTGCTGCATATATAAGACTAAAATACTATTTTAAAACCATTATTCCTTTTCATCTATGTTCCGTGCCACATTTATCTTTTGTCGACGATTCCTTAAATTATTACGAAAAAATATTAGAAACAAAAATAGAAAGATGCGTTAACGGGGAAATAACAAAAGCAATAGGAACATTAATTTATCAACCTATTGAAGATGAAGATAATATAGACCAATTAAATTTATGGGCTTATGATACTCATAAAGTTGTAGAATTAATAAAAAGAAAATATAACTTACCATTAGATACATGGACGGCTTTTGGAATAAATGCAAGCGATAGTATTGACCGACATATATATGTTAATAAATACAAAGGTAAAATAGATAGTAGAAAATCATTTTATCCTTGTTATAATTGGAAAAAAAAACAAATAATTGATTATATTAATAAATACAACATAAAATTACCAAAGGATTATTTATTATCTAACAGAACATTAGCAGGGCTTCCATCTTACAGACACCTGGAAAAAATAAATGAAATATTTCCTGAAGATATGGAAAAAATAGAATGTGTTTTTCCTTTTATTAAAGCTCAAATGGCAAGAAATGAATTTAGAAAAAATAATATAAATCAAGAAGTTGTATGAAAAAAGGTAATCCAGACATAAGAAATAAAGTAGTCGAGGCTCTTCAGAAGGGGCTTGGCAGACTGTACGCTGTTAAAGCTGCGGGTATTGATTATCAAACTTTTTTAAATTGGATGAATTCAGAACATAGAAACCATGATGTAGTATTTTTCGAAGCAATAAAAAAAGCTGAATTTGAAGGGCTTCAAAAGATAAAAGAAACCTGTGTAAATATAATAATAAGAGCGGCTTCTGGTACTAAAGGGGAAGATGGAAAGTATACCGAAAAACCTATTTGGCAAGCCGCTGCATGGATGTTAGAACGTAGATTTGGGAATGAATTTGCATTGAATAAAGAGATTGAACCAGAAGACAAGAATGTAACCGCAGAATTTATAGATGAATGAACTACAAAATAAACTTCAAAAGATTACCACATCAAAAAGCTATAATAAAATCAAAGGCTTTTATAAAGGCCTTGATTACGGGATATGGTGGCGGTAAAACCATAACTCTTGCACATGATATAATAAAACATTCTATAATAGATTCTGGAATACCCCACATGGCGGTAAGCCCATCATACAGCATGGCAAAAAAAACTATTATTCCATCAATTTATGAGGTGTTAGAAGAGCATTATGAACCTGCATTAAGGTCAGGAAAAGATTTTAAATATAATCAATCAGACCACATGTTTTATATAAAACCATGGGGTGGTAAAATTTGGATAGGTTCGGGTGATACGCCTAACAGTTTGAAAGGCCCGAATTTAGGATTTGCAGGCTTAGATGAACCAGGGTTGATGAATGTTCAAGTTTATGAAAACATGATAGCGCGAATAAGGCATCCCAAAGCAAAATTTTTGCAGCTTGGGTTATACGGTACTCCGGAGGGATTAAACTGGTTATCAGATTTATGCACTGAAAAAAAACCAAAAGATTTCGAATTGGTTAGAGGCGAATCAACTGATAACACGCATCTACCACAAGTTTTTATTGATAATTTATATGACCAGTATGATGAGCAATTAGTAAAAGCGTATATTAAGGGTGAATTTGTTAATTTAGCATCTGGAAGCGCATATTATTCATTCTCAGACGCTAATATTTTACAGTATGAAGTAGTCCCAGACTCATCAAGGCCGTTATTAATCGGGATGGATTTTAACTATACTCCGATGTGTACAATTATAGCGCAAGAAATGTATATTGATAATAAATGGTATGTTGTTGTATTTGATGAATTATATTTAAAGAATTGCGATACGGACGCAAGCGTTGAAAGATTATTGGAAAAATACGGAAAGAATTATCAATATATGCTTTATCCTGACCCTGCATGTTATAATGACAGCGCTCATGGTAGCGCAAAGAGCGATGTAAAATTAATACGGAATGCGTTTGAGAGATACGGGATAAGTTCTGATGGATATATTGTGCCGCCAAGATGTGCGCATCCTAAAAGAAAAGACAGGTTAAATTCTGCAAATAAAATGTTTAAAAATGCGAAGGGAGTTATAAGATTACTTATAACTAAAAGCTGTAAAAACTTAATAAACGATTTAAGAAAAGCTACTATGGAAGAATATCTTAACGCTAATTTTAAAGATCCGATGATAGGACATATTTCTGATGCTATGGGATATATGATAGAGCGTAGATACCCTATAAAAGTAGATACTATAAGAGACTATAGCAATATAATTTAATGGAGGTTTTATGATAAGCAAAATAGAACAGAATGAAAACATAGTTAAGAGATTACCAGTGTGGAATAGAATAAAGATGTTGATGGAGGGATACGACGAAGATATTAAAACAAATTTTTGTATTAAGCTTCCTAATGAATCAGATAAAGGATATAAAAAACGCATGGAATATTATGCGCAAACCTTTATAAACATGACAAATGATTTATTAACCGCACCTATAAACGCATTGTTTCAACAGCCAATAAAGACAGAATATAAAAACGAAAATTCTATGCTATCAACGTTTTCAGAAAATGTGGCTATTGCGTCTGAAAATATCACATATATTGAATGGTTAAGAGAGTATGTTGGCATAGATTTACGTGCTTATGGCAATGTTTTCACTGTTGTTGACAAGCCCAAGAATATAGTAAAAAGTAAGTATGAAGAGCGTAAGGTTGGTATGCCATATCTAAGTAGGATAAATCCCGAAGATGTTTTAGACTGGCAATTAAAAGATGGAAAATTATTATGGTTTTCATATCAAAGAATATATAGAGATATTTGGGAAAATCCTTTTACACAAGAACAGCCACAAGCTGAATATCAACAGTGTTTGTGGACAACTACAGAATTTCAAGTAAGGAAGGCAGATGGAACAATTAGAAATGATTTAAGTTTTATCCATAATTATGGGGTAGTTCCAGTTGTGTTTCAACCTGCATTCATAACAAGGCCAGATGATTTTATAGGTAACTGTACAATGTCTTCTACATCTAATTTAATATGGACTGCAAACAATTTGTTTAATTTAATGGTACACGAGTTGTATAAACATGGCATAACGATTTTATTGATGACTGATGATTCATTTATATCAAGTAATTCTAAAACAAATATAGATGGGTTTGTAGAATTAAAAAAACATGATAACGATTCTGTATTGACATATCCTAATGATAGCAAAGAACCAAAATATTTAATGATGGAATTAGCAGTTGCGGAATTAAAAGAATGTGCGTTATTTTATATTCAATGTGCTATAGAAAATGAAAGGGATATGAAATCAGTAATTAAAAAAGGTAATACTGATATGGAGGTACAGCAGAGCGGTATTGCTAAAGCATTGGACAAAGAACCTCTCACAGCTAATTTAAATTCATTTGCAGATTATCTTGTGGAATACACTACAAAAATATTTGATATGGTTTCTGTTTTGTTAAGCGTTGAAAATGATTTAAGTTTTGATTTTGGTAGAGAGTTTGATATGAAGACATTGGATCAAAAATTTGCACAGTTAAAAATGGCGTTAGAAATTAAAGCTGAAAAGGTTGTACCCACATTATACAAGGAAATGTTAAAGTTAATAGCTCCTGAAATAGTAAATAAGCCCGAAATATTGGATTTAATAAATAGTGAAATAGAAGATGCTGATTTTTCAGAAGGATTTGATGAAAAACAAATAACCGATATGGTTGATTCGTTCAAAAATAAAGAAGAAATACCAGAAGAAAAAAAGAAAAGTGTTGACACCGAATAAAACATTTATTATATTTGTTTTAATGGTTGGCTAATACTTCTTTGTTGATTGATGTTTTAGTATATATGGGTGAAATAACGCGCCTGCGTTATGGGGAGATGGCCAACCGCTCCCTTACCCTGATATAAGGAGATAGTATGTCATTATTAGTTTTTTTTATAATATTTTTGATTTGTTGATTTATTGCTTCGTCAATAATAATAGCTATTATTTCAAAGGAGTAGTATATGGATTGGTCTACAGCAATAGGAGCTATCGGCATGATATTAGCATTTGCTGCTGTTATATGGGCTTTGGGAAAGACGTTTAAATGAGGAAAAAATGTTCAAACCATGAAGAATTAGAAGAAAAAGAATTTCTTGCTTGGGCTAAAAAAATGTTAAGCAAAAAAGAATATGAATATGCTAAATTATACATAACTTTAAAACTGTATAGACAATATTTAAATGAAAATAATATTTAACGCATTAGGTTGCGGGCTTGGTAATAACGGGGGTACTAATACTATAGTACAATCGGCTAAAGCGCTTGAATTATTAGGGCATAAGATTTATATTGATTACAGAACAAACAATTATACTTGGGATGATATATTAAAAAAGCCAGGTATCAGAAACGATATTGATTGTTTAATAGATGTTTCTGTATGGGATATTGATATAACTGCTTTTGTATACAATTATTATTTTCGTGTTTGGTGGATGCGTGGATGGGAAACTTGGGTATATGGTGAAAAGGCATTAATAGAAAAAATAAAAAACTATGTTGATAGTGGGAATAAAATAATTGTCAACAGTTCTTGGCTGGTCAAACAATTAAAAGAAAAGTGTGATGTTGATGCTTGTTTGTGCTATGCAGGGTTAGATTTTGGTTCTTATTATCATTATACTTCTGGTTATATGTATAGTTATCATTCGTCACGATATAGTAGTAATAGCGTGAATGAAATAAAAGACGGATATATTCACATTGGTCATTTGGGGCCAAGAAAGCATAAAATTAAACGCTATGATATTTGTCAACAGTTACACAGTGTTTTTAAAGAAAAGGTTATTTGGCACGAACTCGGAGAAAATTTATGTGGAGAATATCAACTAGGAACGTTTTATGGAAGATGTAACATTTGGATAGCACCTACAGAGTTAGAAGGTTTTCACAATTGCCCAGCGGAAGCGAATTTGTGCGGAGCTTTAGTATGCTGTAACAAAATGCCAAGTAATGGAATGGGGGATTATGCAACGGATGAAACTGCAATGCGATTTAATACGTATGAGAAATTGCTGGAGGCGATAGAAAAGCCTGATTTCTCAAAAGTTGAAAAAATGCAGGATGTTTTGATAAATAAAATAGGTTCAAGAGAAAAAAATATGAAACGGTTTATTGAGATTTTAGAGAAAGGGTAATATGTATAAATCATGGCCTTTGGAAAAACTACCGCCTGAATTTGTTAGACCAGAACTTACTCAGGTTATGGAAAAGTATAAGTTGTCAGACCCCTGGGAAGTGGTTGAACTGTTTGAGTCTCAGATTGCTGAATATGCTGGCAGTGAATATGCTGTAGCTGTTGATAACTGTACGGATGCGTTGTTTTTGTGCTTGAAGTATTATTTATATGAAAAGTTAGGGTCAAGAGATATAAACAGAATATATAAATTCGATAGTATATATATTCCGAAAAGAACTTATATATCAGTACCACAAACTATAATACAAGCTGGTTTTAATGTTCAATTTGAAGATTTAAAGTGGGACGGATATTACTATTTAAAGCCATTAAATATTATTGATAGCGCTGCAAGATTCACAAAAAATATGTATGTTGGTTCTGATGTATTACAATGCCTTTCATTTCAGATTAAAAAGCGTTTGCCTATAGGTAAGGGTGGAATGATACTTACCAATGATATAAAGGCTGCCAAGTGGCTTAGAAAGGCAAGATACGAGGGAAGGGATATAAAGAAGCCATATACTGAGGATAAGATAAAATTTTTAGGCTGGAATATGTATATGTGTCCTGAAGATGCAGCGCGCGGGGTTCAACTTTTCGAGATGCTTGGGCACAATTCTGAATGGCCGGATTGCATGGATTTTAATCACTATACCGATTTAACGGAGCAGGGAATATTTTGAATATTATAATATTTGGTATAGTTGGCAATTTTTATTATTCAACTATCATTGGTGCAATAATATATACAATAATATCAATACCAATATTATTATTAGATGTTTTCTTTTCAGAATATAATTGTAATATTTTTTCTAACATTAATATTTTTTTGTTAGGAAATGATTGTGCTAAACATGCGAGTTTTTTATGGATAATAATATATGTAATTATATTTTGTGTTGTTACAATTTATAATGTGTTAGATTTTTTTACACAAAAAAAAGAGATAAAATGAAACTACATTTAGGATGTGGAACTCGATATATACCAGGATGGGTACATGTTGACCAAGTAAAACATGAGCACATCGATTATGTTTGTAGTGTTGACAAGCTTCCATTTAAAGACAATTCAGCAGATATAATATACTCTTCCCATGTACTTGAATATTTTGATTATCAGGAGGCAGAAGGTATAGTATTGCCTGAATGGAAAAGGGTATTAAAACCAGGTGGTATTTTAAGGCTTGCAGTTCCTGATTTTGAAAAGATTGCTGGTTTGTATAATAGTTTATTTGAAAGAGGACTTAGCACTAAGATGGATGTTTTTATTGGATTGTTATTTGGCAGGCAATTATACAACAATAAAACATGTTATCATAAGTGTGTTTATGACGAAAAAAAGTTGTCTAGCATTTTGTGTAAAGTAGGTTTTAAAAGACTACAACTATGGGATTGGAGACAAACAGAGCATAGTCATATTGATGATTGCTCTCAGGCTTATCTTCCACACATGGATAAAGAAAACGGAACATTAATGAGCTTAAATTTAGAGGCTGTAAAGTGAACGAATACAATAGTTTTAGTAAGACGAAAATTTTGGCACATAAAGTTAATTTGGATAAAATTGTTGACGGTAATTTTATGCCGCCGTATTGTGTTTGTACAGACCCATCTAATAAATGTAATCAAAACTGTGTTTATTGTAATTCAAAATGTTTTAATAACAATACAAAAAATGTACTTATGCCAAAAGGACATTTATTAAGACTTGCCGATTTTTATAAAGATTGGAATATTCAATCGACAATAATAGAGGGAGGTGGGGAACCGCTTTTAAATCCAGAGGTTTACGATTTTATAAAAAAACTAACAAAATATGATATTGAATATGGGATTATAACTAATGGCTCAATGCTTGGTCTTAATTGCAATACAGATTTAATAGTTAATACTGCAAGATTTATCGGTATTAGTTTTGATTCTGCATGTTCTGAAACATATAAAAAAATACGTGGTGTTGATAATTTTAATATTGTATGTGACAATGTTGAATATATAAATAAAAAGAGAATTGAAAACAATTCTACTGTTGACGTAAATTTAAAAATGCTTATACACGAGTATAATTATAATGAAATATATTCTTTTGTTAAACTATGCAAAGAATTAGGATGCTCTGGTGCTCACATAAAACCAGTCGCATTTGAAAATGTAAAAGGAATACAAAGTTTTGATTTGTCATTACTTATAGAAAAAATAAAAGAACAATTGGAAAAAACAAAAGAGCTTGAAGACGACAATTTTTCTGTTTATTCTATCATGTATAAATTTGGTGACAATTTAGAAACAGTAAGAAAATTTTCTGATTGCCAGTGTACTCCTATAGGCGGAGTATTTTCTGCGGACGGTAATTTTTATCTGTGTTTTAACATGCGCGGAGAAAATGGGTTCGTACTTGAATCGCATTATCCTGATCCTAATAATATAAAAAGAATCTGGGGTGGACAACACCATAAAAAATTAATCTCGCAAATAGATACTAAAAAATGTATGCGCTGCGGATTAACAGCGTATAATGAAATAATAGAAAACTGTATTAAGAAAGATAAATTATTCTGGAAGTTTTTATGAGCGAAATAGAGTCATTAAGAGAACTTATTATTGATTTGCAAGATGGTGCAAAAAAACTTTTGGACAAAATGGAAGGTTAAATATATGACATATCCAAAACTGATAATACTATACGGAAAAATAAGCGACGGCTTCAATCAAAAGCAACAGAATATGATTGATGGATTATCAACTTGCGGGTACAGACCGTATGCTGAAAAGTTCGGTGATATAATATATTTGTCAAAGCAGAACGTTTTAAAATCTTGGGAGCATTGTTTTACACCGAAGCAGGCGCTTGAATTTATTAACAACAATCCAGGTGCTATTGTGTGGAGTGTTAAACATGACCCAAATAAAGACCAGCAAATAATAAAACACATAGATTTTTCTAAAAACAGGGTTTATTATTATTCTTGTTGTGCTAATAATACTATAAATGAATGGTGCAATGTTAGTCTTGTAGACACAGAATATAGATTAATGGCTAATGCTCAGTTATGGGTAAAGGGGAAAGACCCTAACTACTGGAAACCTATACACACAACAAAAATATATGATTATTTGTTGATAGGAAGGCGTGGAGACAAAAACGAGGCTTATTTTATATACAAATTAACTAAGGACGTTAAAGAAAAGCGTTATATATTATGGATTGGTGGGAAAGAACATGAAAGTAAGATAAATAAATCGCACCATGAAGTAGTAGTGACCGAATTTTTACCTATGGACAAGGTAAGAGATACAATATCTCTGGCAAAGATTGGAATATTATTAACAGACCTGAAAACAGAAGGTTTTCCTCAATCGTTATTAGAGATGACTATGTGCGGTGTGCCAGTGTTGTATAATTCTAACGCACCTAGAAATCATAGATACCATGACATATCTAATATTTATGTTGCACCAATAACAGATTCTATAAAACATGCTGAAATATTTTTAAAAGATTGGTCATTAGATTTAAGTATAAAGTGTAGAGCGTTTGCAAAAGGACATTACTCGCTTGAAAAAAGTTATGAATCTATATTGAGAGGTTTTTAATGATACCATTTGAAAACAATTTTGAAAAACAAATGTATTATAAAAAGTTGTGGTATGAAATATTTAAAATTATTGGTAAAGAAGATGTTATCAGTGAACATGGAAACTGTTTATCTGTAAGAAATATAATGATATGTTTAGAAAAAACACAGATTGATTGTTATGATTATAGAGGTGTTGATTATAAAAAATTGTTTTTAGAATTAAAGAAAAATATTGAAAAGTATTTATTTGAAGATAGCGCAGAAGAAATATTAGACATTATTAATTTTATAGAGGAACATCATGTTTAAAGTAATCACAATGACAGACAGTAAATATTTTAATGTTGGAAAACAATTTATCAAAACAAGAAAATTGATTGATGCTGATTTTATTTGTTACTCTCCTGATTTGACAGAAGAACAATTTAAAATATTAGATGATAATAATATACAAGTTAAGTATGTAAGTAAAAATGTGTTTGATACAAGGATGCAATCTCTTAAATATGAATTTCTTTTAAAAGAAACTAATGATATAGCTATTGAAGGATTAACATTTTGTGATTTTGACACATATTTTTTATCAGAATGGTCGCATATATTTAAAGATAAATTTGATATTGGTATTACTTATAGACAGGAAATGATTGATAAAAAATGTTTAAGAGCTATGGCAAACGGCGGGGTAATATTTACTCAGAACAATAGTGGCTCTGTTAAGCTGTTAAAATTTGCATTAAAATGTATAGAAAACTATGGGGATGGACAAATACCCGAATATGATAATATATGGCAAACATTAGAAAAAGGAAGACGTGAAAACAAAACACATTTAAGAACTAATTTACGTTGGTGGGTAGACCAAGTATTTTTATCAGCTTTAATAATGAACAATACTGGATTTAACGTAAAACTATTCGATTGTAAACAGTATAATAATATGTATAATCAATCTGAAGGACATATAATACATTTAAAAAATAATAGTAGTGCCACAAGCAGCCAGAAAGATGGAAAGTAATGCGTATAGCGGCAAATAGAGAAGGTATCGGAAGCCGATTAAAATGTCTTTTATCTGTTATGAGAATGGCCTCTATGAATGGCGAATCATACAGAATAAAGTTTGACCATAATAAAAATGTAAGATGTAATTGGAATGATTTGTTTTTAAACAATATAGAAACAAAAGAATCTGTTAAAAAATTGGAGTATCCAAATATCTTTTGTTCCTGGAAATGGGATTCTACAAAAGAAGAAAGATTGAAATATAATACAAAGTATTTTGATTATATGTTTTCAGAGACACCGTTTAAAAAAGACATATTATATCATATAAGTAAATTGAATTTAGTAAAATATTGTGAAGATGCAATAAAAAATTACAATAAAAAAATAGATAGTAATACTGTTTCTGTGTGCGTGCGCACGTGGGCGGATGTTTTTGGCACTAAGTTACAAAGAGATTTCAATATAAATAAATATTTTTCGTTGATAGATAAAGAACCAGAAGATAAAAAAATATTTCTTACTTCAGATATAGGTAAAACTTTAGTATTGTTTCAAATGAGATACGGTAAAGAACGGATACTATATTTTCCTAAAAGAACGCAATGGGGAGATTTTTCAACAGTTGAAGGTATGCAGGACACAATGGTTGAACTGTATTTATCGGGCAGAGCTAATAAAATGTATATAGCATGGCATTCTGCTTTTACAGAGTGCCAATGGTGGTTCGGTGGAGCAAAAGCAGAAGTAATAGAGGTAAATAAATGGAAATAGATTATAAATCTAAATGGGATAATTATACTCCTGGTGACGTATCTTGGATTAATGATAGAAAAACTCATCCTTGTAGAA